TACCAATGTCTGCCAAACAACCTTCTTCAACATCTCTTGCGGCTCGCTTAACTTTGGTTTGAGCAACGTCTCTAACATACACGCTAGGCAAGCAGGCAACATAACCAAATTGATTTTGTTTTACTGTTTCGCTTGCTAGGATTGTATTGATGCTAGTTTGAAAATCGTTTTCACCTTCGATAGCACTGAACATGAATTTACGAAAATGCTTGCGTATCTCTTCTGCAAGTGCAACATCTTCAGGCAACACTCTCAGTGGCATGGGCGCATCTTTTGGATCCGCAGTCCAAATCGCCGGCTCAATTGTGCAAAGCATCTGCATCTTATTGGCATGTTTGAGATACATGAACGCACCATCTTCCGAATACACCGGCGCATCCTCTTTGATATAAGCACCGTTGATTCGCTGAGACGCACAGGCCAGTTCTAAAACTTGCTGTGTAGGAAACTCTTTTTTAGACATTGCTCGCTCGCTACATGAGTTAATATACTTTGTATTTTACATGAAAATGAAGTCTGTGTCAATCTTCTTTAATCTAACATAGACCTTTTTGGACAGTCGTTTTAGTAACGGTTTGTGTACAGAGTACATGCTTAAACTTGGACTTACAAATTGTCCGTGTAGTTTGAAACGGCTTATTTTTTCAATATTGTTTAAATATCGCAAAGCCCGTATCCTACCCAAACTTCTGCACAGCTCTATAGCTATGCTAATTGAGTATGCATCAATCTCGTCCGGGTCAGCTAGATATTCTTCGTGGCTGTCATCACGCTCAACGAATGTTTTATATTTTCTCTTACGATATTGGCGTTGATGTTTTAATTCATGTACGACTGTATCAAATATTTGTATTAGTAGCAGGGTCGCATGTTCAGGATACCAAACATGGTCTTTTGGAAAGTTATGAGTTATGATAACTTCAAACGGACATTCCTGATCTTTATCATCTTCTGGATCATAGTATCCGTTTGCATAGAATACTTCTTGTAGTAGAGTTTTATCACGGACAGATGATAGTTTCAATTCTAGGCCGCGTAGTTTGAATTCTCTACGTATTGCGTTCATCAACTTTTGAAAACTCATTCCTTGTGTTGTGCGTAGTCTTATATCGTTACACACTGCACAAACAGTTTCCATTATTGAGTTCATAGTCTATACGTTATTCTACCCTTGCTTAGGTCATAAGCACTGACTTCAATTTTAACTGAGTCGCCGAGAATAATCCTAATCTTATGTTGCTTTAGTTTGCCACCCATATAACACAGTAGCAAGTTGGGCATATTTTCTACCTTGACTCTAAACATGTTACCTGGCAGTACTTCATCTACCGAACCGGTTAACTCTAGTAAATCGTCCTTGCTCATACTTTGCTAATGATCATTTTTCCATCTTCCACTTGAATATTAAGTGTAGTACCTTCTACCCAGCCCTGTGCTTCGCAAATTTCTTGAGGTATTTTCATAATAACATTATCCGGATCCCCGGGGATGTCTTCAAAAATATCGTCAGTAAAGTAAGTTTTATTTTCCATATTATATTTAATCTGTTATTCGCCATCAGCCCAAGGAACTGGCCTCCAACCTAGTCGATTCAAATCTAATTCAATTTCTTCAGTAACTTGTCCTTCTGGTACATAGCCGTTGCCTACTGCGCCAGTTAATCCGTGTCCATGTTCTTCGTTACCAATACCACTACAGTACCAATCGATATAATCGCCTTGTTCACGCATGTCAGCAACAATGCCGCCACTATGACGCCAACTGGCACTCCAAGTTTCGCCTTTCAACTCCTGCCAAAATTCTCTGCTTTGCCAAGTCATGTTACACATGGCCGCATACAAGTTTTGAGCATAAGCATCACTGGCTTTGACTTTATCACATAGTTCTTTACTACTACGGAGATCATACTCCATATTGTTCTTTTGCCAAGCAGGATCGTGGATCTTGTTAGCATCATCGATCTTGATCTGCTCCCACATATCAATGTATGCTTGATTAGGTTCTTCACCAGCTTCTTCTGCCTGTCTGATAGCACCTTCTACTTGGAAGGTATTACGCTCGGGACTGCTTGCTACTCGTTTCATTTATGCCAACTACCTTGAAAACAGTGGCGCAGTTCGTGTCCTAGACTGTGCTGACTTGTGGTCTTGCCTGTAATAATAGTACAGGTATTTTTAGTATAAAAACTACAAGCCTGTACCTGATAAGAAACCGTAGCAACGCCCAATCTTTTAGACTCGTCATTACACCCTGCTTGAACATCATCAACACGTTTCCAAATAACAATACTTTTGTCAGTTATTGTTTGAGTTGCATCAAATTTTGCAGTAGGATTATCCCATGATGTGTCTTGCATATACGACTGTGCCTGTGCGTTAACAGTCAGTACCATTAATGCTATTGCTAGTGCCTTTTTCATGATTGCCTTTCAGTGCCTGTGTTGAAATGGTGTAGACGGTAGGATTCGAACCTACAAAGCCGTCCTAAGGACAAGGCCCTGTCCCTCCGTTGCCCGAAGGCATTGGAGGAGGTATACCAGTTCCACTCACGTCTACCATTGTATTATATACTTATTTGTAAATACTGTCAATGAGCTTTTCTACCATACCTCTTAATAAGATAGTCCATTTTGGGCAAAAAACTATGCTAGATCGCCCGCTATTCAACATTAGCTGGATTTTGGGTAGATTTTGTAATTACAAATGTAGCTATTGTTGGCCCTATGCCCGAAGTGACAAGCAAGACTTCCAATCGTTTGAAGTTTACCAAAATGCCATAGATGAAATTAAACGGCAAGCCCGCCAAAACGGGTTTACCCAATTCCACTGGAGTTTCTCTGGCGGTGAACCAACTGCTTACAAACGATTGTTAGATTTGACCAAGCATTTAGATGACGGTGCCAAAACTCCTTATCAAAGTATACACATGACTACGAATTTGAGCCCGGGCTTAAACTGGTGGAAGAGTTGGGCTGATGCTACCTGCTTGTTGCAGAGAAGAAGTATTACTGCCAGCTTCCATGATGAATTTGCCAAGGAACAAGAATTCGGTGACAAGTGTTTACAGTTACAATATCAAACAGTTTTAGTAACAGTAAACCAAGTTATGGTACCTGATAAATTTTTTGAAACATTGGAACGCTGTAAACGTCTCCGTGCCAGAGGTATTAACGTTACATTGAAGCCGCAAAGCGATCCTACAGCGAGTGCGGTTGTAGATGGATATACTCCTGAAATGATTAAGATCATGCAGGACGACTTTGAACAACCTGGCGAGCCGCAGATCAAATTAACAGACGGTGAAACAGATTACTATATCGATCAAGCAGAGCGATTTAATGCGTTGGGATTTAATAAATTCGCCAATTGGACTTGCAATAGTGGGTATCAAAGTGTTATAATAAGAGGTAACGAGGTTAAACGTGCATACAGTTGTCACGATGTTCCGCTAGGTGAAATTACTAATTTTAATTTATTCACTAGCCCACAGATATGTACTACGCCGAGTTGCGTTAGTAGTGCTGATAGTAAAATACCAAAATGCAAATAGATACAGAACACTTACATTATTGGATGCAGGCCATCCGACAAAGCCCAGACCCTATGCGTACTATGGATGCCTTCTGGCAAGGTCAACTTAAAAGTAAAGAATGGTTGGTTGAAGCTTTGGCGAAGATCTATCAGCAACGTTCAATTATCTATAAACCAGTCAGCATTGAAATACATGGTGGGTGGGTGGGAGTGTTAGCCAGTATGCTGTTTCAAAGCAGTATGCCTATCAAACGTATTACTAGTCTTGACATTGATCCTACTTGTGAGCCTATTGCCTCTATGATGAATAAAGGTGAAGAGATACAAGGCAGGTTCCAAGCCATGACCGGCGACATGTGTAATCTAATATCATTTGTTGATATTGTAATTAACACCAGTTGCGAACATATAACGCAAGAACAATACGAGATATGGTTAGGTAAACGTACTAAGGACCAACTGTTGGTTCTCCAAAGTAACAATTACAAAATAGACGAGCATGTACGTATAGCTGATAGCCTAGAAGAATTTGTAGAACAAAGCCATATTGATGTCTTATGGACAGGCAAGCTAGAATTGCCACTGTATACCCGTTGGATGATCATAGGCAAACAATAATGTTTTTCTCGATCAGCAAACAACAAAATAATGATTTTCCTAATCACATCAAGTGGGGAGAGTTCTATGTTGATTTTGATAATGGCTGGACTATCACTGCTAATCTAATTAGCAAAGGATATCCAGGTAAGTCTTGTGAAATACGCTACAGTGATACTGGAATAGAATTAACGTCAGGTCAGCGTCAAACATTTCCAATTTTTATCGATAGTGAAACTTTTGTAGTATCGAATCTATTACCCGGCAATTCTTTTCTTGGTAATGTTACAATAACATCAACTGCTATCATAACAACCTCTGCTGATGCGATCAAATTTAAAAAGTTAAATTTAACAGATGATCTGATTATTAATCAGATTGATGCTACTATTGAAAATACTATTTTAAATTTTAAAACAGATAGCCCTATTAAATTATTTCTAACTGGTGGCGTTGATACTGTGTTGTTAGCATCTTACGTTATTAAAAATAAGATACCATATGAGTTAGTAACTTACGAGCATTTTGATTTAGATTATTTCATGTGCCATAACAGATCAAAACTAAAAAAGTTTTGGGCGTATAAGAGCATGCACTATTGGAAGTCTCAAACAGTCTTGTTGTCAGGTGCCAATGGCGATGAGATGATGTTGAGGAATCCCTACGATGCTTTTGTTATTTTAAAATACTTCGGAGAAGATCTTGTTGCAGAGTGCCTAAAGAAACATTACTATCATAACTCACATTTTTTAAAATCGCACAATCTTGCTGAGTTTGAAAATCTTTCCTCAGTCACTTTTGAAAATGAAACTCAGTTAAAAGAATTTGTATTGAACAGAAATGCCAGCGATTTCCAACATTGGCATTTAGGTAATACTGTTACTCTTACTCCGTTTGATAATTTAGATCTAACAAATCTAATGCTAAATTTAAGTTACCTAGCATTGAGAAGCCAACTGCTAGATGCAAGTATTACTAAAGAGTTGATAACTCGTACTGCTCCTGCATTATTAAAATACGTATCCAAGGATAAGAACAGTAACAATTTTGATAATATTGCAAATCTGTTTGAGGGGATTGAATCCCTATGAAACCAATAGCTATTGTAAATCCAGACTTTGACGACTATCTAAGTATTCGATATGAATTCACTAATGTATGTAATTATAGCTGTAACTACTGCTGGCCTGACTCACACGCAGGAACAACCAAGTGGCCTGACTTTGATTTGATATGCAAGAACTTTGATCATCTAATTACGATTTATAAAACACATTTTAATAAAAAAATAATCAGCATAGAATTAACAGGCGGTGAACCTACGATCTGGCCCAAGCTAGGTGAATTTGCAAAATTTCTAAAAGATACACACGATGTAAGAGTGTCAGTTGATACTAACGGTTCGAGAACAATAAGATGGTGGAAAGAATACTCACATTATTTTAATGACATAGCAATCAGTGCTCATCATGAATTTTCAAATGTAAATCACACAATAGAGTTGTTAGATTTAGTTTATAACACTGATACTACTATTGGCGGTGTTTCTGTTTGTATGGATCCATCTGCGTGGGACAAGTGTACACAGTTAGTAGATGAACTAGTGAAACATCCAACTCCGTGGTTAGTTAAAACAACTACACTAGTTACATCAGCTGGAGCAGATGTTGGTACTATAAAAGACTATTCATCTGAACAACTCGAGTACTTGAAAGATAAGATAAAGAAACTTCCGCCAAAAGAATATCTTGACAAGATGCGAGCTCTCAACAATATACAAGAAGATAAGACACAAGCAGTAATTACTTGGGCCGATGGTACTAGAGAGCCGTATACCTCATTTGCTATTATTAGCAAACGATTGAATAACTTTTTTGGTTGGGAATGTAACTTAGGTATTGATCGTGTTAACATACAACGAGACGGTACTTTACAAGGTGCCTGTGGAGAAACTAAAGTACACGGTAATAATTATTTTAAAATACACGATACCGATTTTATCGAAAAATTTACTCCTGATATGATCAAGCCTGTCAAGTGCTCAATGCTCACATGCGGTTGCAAAACTGAAATGAGAATTACTAAACGTAAATTAAATGTATAATATAGAACACGTCAAAACAGTACATCTCGAAGTTACTAGTCGCTGCCAGGCCAGCTGTCCCATGTGTGTTCGAAATCTACACGGTGGCCTTGACAATCCATGGCTTGAACTAGATGAGATTACCCTAGCACAGTTTAAAGAATGGTTTCCTGTAGAATTTATAAAACAATTAGATAGATTGTATATGTGCGGCAACACTGGTGATCCAATTGTTGCCAAAGACACTTTAGACATTTTCAAATATCTGCGTGAAGTAAATCCTGCTATGCATCTTAGTATGAACACTAATGGCAGTGCTAAAGATATCAAATGGTGGCAAGAGTTAGCTGTGACAAATGTTAGAGTTATTTTTGGTATTGATGGACTAGAAGATACGCATAGGCTATATCGCATAGGAACCGACTGGCATAAAATTATAAACAATGCTTGGGAGTTTATACGTGCTGG